TGGAAGGATACAAGGATCTAAAACAGGGGCGGACTGTTGAAAAACGGGAAGATCCAAGTGCTGATTTTAATACGGTGTATCTGTCAGGTTATGCCGTCACACCTAAATTAATACCAGCCCGTACATTATTGGCGCGTGAAAAGTACAACGCCACCTACATAGAGCCGATTACGGGAACTCAACAGACGGGAACTTTTGTACTAGCACCCCAAGTAAACGAACAACGACCTAGAGTCGCTAAGGCGTTGGCGAGAAGATTGGGGATGGAATTGCAGGGGACTTTTGAATTTGGGTATGGGTGATTCAAAAGCCCGATACCTAAAGCCATTGCCAGTAGTGGGAAAAATCAGATCAACCTCACATAACTCACTATGGTCAAAGCTAATTGGAACAAAATCAACATCCCCCGCAAGCAGACAGCGACCCTTACATGGTCAGCAGATCACGCCGCGCTAGTTCATGAGGGGGCAACTTTACGTAACGGAACAGAATTACCCGCGCGTCCTTGGGTAGATCAAACAATCCAACAATTCAACGCCCCCGAAAGTTACGCGGAAAGTTTTCAAAAATCAGAAGATTTTGCACAGGCGTTTACGGAAATGGCGATCGCATTTGGTGAGACAGCACAGGAAAATATAAATGCGGAAGCATGGGAATGGCCACGCGAAACTGTCAGACAGAACGGAATGGTAGCCGGTTCACCCCGTGACATTGTGGACACTGGAGAACTACGCGACTCGTACACAATCGAGGTGAGAGGATGACGACAGTTGCAGAATTACGGACAAAACTAGCCACGCTGTTAGCTGCTGAACTGGGAGTATACAAAAACGGTTGTCCATCAATATGGGTTGCCGGTTCAGCCCAAGATCCCCCATCGGCAAGTGACGGATTGGAATGTTTGATTGGACAAGTGCCAATGGGACCAGCCCAAAGTTCAAGCGGCGGACAAAGATATAAACCTCAACAATGGGTAATCACTCTTAAAAACTTTAGAAAATCATCCAACTTAGTCAGGGCCCTGCGAAAAATCGAGATTAATTTTGTAGTTCACCGCTACTCTCACACGCCGTTTACTGCCACTACTTTTGAACAGGCGAGAATTGTAGTTTTTGCACCAATTACTATCAACGTCTGACGCTGGGAAAGCTTTAGAAAATTCTCACAGGAATTATTATGACTCGTCCCGTGCAAGATATTATTCTTCAGGATTACACCCTCGATATCCTGCTTTTAGCAGCGAATAGCAGGGCTGTAACTAGAGCCACAATTACGGCAGATGCCGCAGCCGCAGTCGGTGACACTACTATCAGTCTGACCGCAGCTAGTAGCACCACAATTAAAGCCGGTACTTCTATTAGTTTTGCGTCTGCGTCTGGTGCCACTGAACGTCAGCAAGTGCTATTTACCGCTAACGCTACGATTACCGACACAGCCGCGAGTTTTGCGATTGCACCTCTCAAGAAAGCGATCGCAGATTCTTCCGTCGCTAGTTTTGTCATCGGCACTGTGCCACTATTCGGCATTCAAACAATGGACAAAGTCAACCAAGAAACCCAAGTTGAAACTTCTACTTTTCAAAGCGGTCCAGGTACGGAAATGTCTATTGTTCGGGTTGCTCGGACGTTGAATATTTCAGGAATTGTCAAGGCCGGTGATTTAGCCTACGTGGATATCATTAAAAGAGTCTCCGACGACTCTGTGTTTTTGAACAGGGAAATTTACGCGATTGCTACTTTACCAGATGGCGAAAAATTTGAGGGTGCGGCTAAACTCATGGGATTGAACGAGCCGGCAAACAAAGACGAAGTTAAGAAATATTCGTTTAACCTCACATTCCAAGGCGATTCATTCATCTGGACCCCTGGTTATTACGCCGCCGCTTAATGGAACTTTTAACTGACGAGTCTCAGGTATTGGCAGTTTTGGTTAACTGCCGACTTGATGGCAATTATCTAAAGTGTGGCGCGGCTGTATTTAGGGGTGGGATGTCTGGAGAAATTGAAGTTTCAAATGAATCCCGCAGATTTAAAATCAAAGTCCCTGAATCAGTCCAAAATTGCGCCACACATCAAATTTTTTCCGATAAAAACGACAACCTAGAAATTGAATTATGCGCCCAGTAATTAATAGAAAATCTCGCTCTGAAGTAATTGCAATTGGTGATGACAATGTCGGTGTCATCTATCTGGAAAAACGTGGCTTTATTTCCGTTGGTGAACGAATGGAAATTGACGAATATGAATTAAGTAGGAACAAAGCCCAAATTGCGGCCACAAAATTAATTAAAACTATTGCTGAAGACAAAGGCATTAGTTTTGAAGCCGCACAGGAATTGTTGTCACCAAAGCCCGTTGATGGCGTGACAGTAGACAATAGTGATATCATTTATGATTACGCTGAAAGGTTTGCAGAATTGCAGTCATTAAGCACAATTTACAGTAATACTTTGTCGGTGGCGATTGCCACTATTCTTATTCAATATCGCGCCGCGTATCCAGTTCAAATTGATTATGATGCAGCTATTAATGCCACTGCACTAGACATTGTTCCTCAACCAATCAATCTCAGAAATAAACAACAAATTGCCTTTGGTAGCGTAAAGGTAACTGTCAAGGGTAATCAGTCTAGCGATGTTTCCGTGATTCAGGTTGAACCCATTGAGCAGCTTCTAGCAGAAGGTGATATTGGGTTTTTAGTAGATAACAGAAAGTACGTTGTTGGGTCTGATGAGTGGACAACTGAAGACACCAAATCACTCGATGAAAATCTAGTATCAGCAATCTATGATTTCTATCAAAACGAGCGATTGGGCTGGATAAAGCCTGAACCCGTAGCAACTACAGAAGGGGG